TCGATTCCGGCGTTTTAAGAGGCGACGACGAAGTCTCCAGCTTGAAGGCTGCCATCGCTGAAATCGAGAACGAAATCATCGTTCTGTTGTCAACAGTTCCAACAGATCAGCCTGTTTTGGGTCGTGTTTGAGCTGTACGACAGGCACCGCCAGGAGGTCGTTGCATTTTCAGACACGAAAAAAGGCGCTGTTTGGATCGCCTCCCGTGTCCTGAGAGAGCAACCCCGGCGTCTGCTCAGGGACTTTGTGATTCGCCCGCACACTGAGCCACCAGTACGGATTTACTACATGAAGGGCTTCAAACCACGTCATCAGAAATGAAAACAATCGCCGTCCGTCACCACCTGAAAGAGCGGGCAAAGCAAAAACGTCGAATTTCATTTTCCATCCACCCCCGTAAACCCATGTCACAGGACTGGACCGAGGCCCAACTTGAGGAACAACTCAAGGAATACGTCGAGCGAAGAGCGCTGTTGAAGCGTCTGACCGACGAACACAAGATGCAGGGTGAATTGATCCGCCTGTATTACCAGGCGCACAACCTGCAGTCATGCAGTTTGGACAACGCGCGTGTTGCCGTGGTTTCCAAAACAAAGATCGAGTACAGCGATACCTATCGCCGAGACAAGGCGAAGGCATCCGAAGACTTCAAGAAGCGGGAACAAGTGGAGATCGAGAACTTCCACAACCCGAAATACGACGGCCCTTTGCAATGCAAGAGCTACGACCCGAATCCTTACAACCACATGGAAGTGTCGTTTGCAAAAGGGGAATGAAATATCTATTTCCAGTATTTGCGTTGGGCGCATCAGCGTTCGCGATCTTGTGGACCCCCTGGCCCACCGCGAAGCAGATGTTCAATCCGCACACGCCTGAGACCTTCCAAGAAACGATCGAGTGGCTCGACCCACTTCGCCAAGCCAACTACGCCAAGACCCAGTGAATTTCGAGAACTTCTGCCAACGAGCCCGCATTAACGCGGTGGTTTCCAAGCAGGCCCATTACGTCACGTTGGTCAACGGCCATTTCGAGGTGACGACCGAGCCGAAGTACACGGAGCAGATCCGATACACGGCTTATCCCAACAGCCCTTTTCCCATCCAACAGTTTCAACAGGACTGACCATGACTTCATTCACACGAATCGAGCCCGACAAGACCAGCACTGGGAAGTTGGAACGAGTACAGGCCACACGCCAGATGTGTGTTGCCCGTCGCGACCAGATGTTGTTGGAGCGGCACAAGCTCACCAGTTTCATCCGCAAGCCCTATGGGGATCTGAGCGAAAGCGATTGGTTAGCTGAGCATTTCTCTCAACAGATCCTTGCGAAAGACATCAAGGCCATTTTGGTTCAGCAACTGATTCCTGGTCAGACCGCCGCTCGAATCCCATTGGATGCCGACCAGCTCAAAACAGAGCAACAGAAAGAGGCCTTTTTATCGCTGACCACGCCTGTAGGTCTTGTGCAGGGTTTCGGCACAAAATTCTTCGCCAACAAATGAACAAACAGCGCCGCTACGCCACTGGAACTGCTCATTGGAACAGCAGTTTCGATGCGGATCAAGTGTTCCAGATCCGTCAATCCAGAGCAGCAGGAGTCAAAGCGATGGCATTGGCTCGCCGATACAAGTGCAACGTCTCGACGATCAACCGCCTGGTCAGATGTCAGACGTATCAGGAGGTGGCATGAACAATAAAAAATCCCCGGTTTCTCAGGCCGGGGACATCGACATGGATTCTCAGGCCCATGTCTTCTCCAGCCCCCGCCGAATGACAGACAGGGACTTACGCGATTTTAGTTCGTGTTTCGCGTCGGTCAGAAGCATAGCACTGTCTGAACCAGGACAGCGCCATGACCTGAAACAGATGTAATCGGTACTGGCAGGAGCGGGGGTCTACTGCACCCCTGTTGGTTACCTCCCTGTTGATGCACGCCACTACTCGGACCGGGTGGTGGGGACTACTCAAGAGCTGCGCTAACAGCTCACCGAGGCGTGCCTCTCACAAGACATAGGGTCCCGTCGAGGACATGCGGTGGTTCCAGGGTGGGATTGCCCAGCGGGCCGCATGTAAGGAAACCAGCTCTGTAAGTCCAGTCGCTTGTTGGGTAAACGATCTTTGGAAGAGGAGTTCAGTTTACCCAACCTTTTTCTTTGCTTTTTAACATGTTCCATGCTTCGACTACATGAAGATCTTGTCAAGAGTGTTCTGCTGCAGGACAGGACTTACCGCGAATTGACACTCGACATTCACAGATCCGTGAACAAACATTTCCATGGTCGAATCAAGTATCTGAGGAGAATTCATGCAGCGGGACGTGCCAGACCAGCTGAGGTTGCCTATGTGGAACTTATAGATCGTTGGGAGAACCATGTTTACTGTCTGGTCTCTAAGCACCTCGAAGTCTGCTTCAAAAAGTCACCCAGCCTGAACAACAAATGACAAAGCACTGCCCAAGCACCTTCCGTTACAAGAAATACGAGCATGGTGTATTTCCCGTCCCAGTTTCTCGCGCCCTGAAGACGTATTTCATAAATACTGGGCAGATACCGAACCCAGATGCAAAGAAAACCGAAGAAACGCAAGAGGAGCGTATCGCTAGGATAAAAGTCATTAGGAGGCAATGGGAAAGTGTTTTACGTCAGCTCGGTTGATGCAGAGATCTTCAGAGAAGAGTGGGCCACAATCCGCATTGTGGAACTGCTTGATCAAGCCCGTAACGCCGAGGCAAAGGCATTGGCATTCGAGCACGACATAGCGTGGCCCGACGAGTAAAAAAGTTTCAAAGCACCGTATACCAAAATCGCAGCTCCTCAGTCAGGGGCTGCTTTTTTAACGTCTGCCAAGCTTTGTACTTTGCATTCTTTAATGAAGAAAAATGTGCGCGATAAGTTTTTAATCACATCACTATTTACTCGCTTCCGCTTCATTATTTAGCTGAATATAGTCGTTAAATTGAGTGTTCCCGATAAAGGCGATGTATGTACGCACCGGCACGAATGATCAAGACCACAGCACCTGGATTCGACTTTATGCTTGCTTCAATCTCGGATGACGAGTTGGAGATGGCGAACAAGAACTTTCAGGAGCGTGGTCTGCCTTATGCCGTAGTCAGAGACGCTGACGAAGCCGCCGCTTGATTTGCGGTTAGATGGAACAGGAGCCTGATTCCGCATGGAATATGTAACTGAGAGCGCAGTGTCCTTGCTGTGCATCCCTCAGGACTTCCGTCATCCATTGGCGCAGCAGTTCGAGGAGATCGACGAGGACGGTGACCTTGTCCGAAGTTATGACGAATGGGGACTGGCTTCTGTTCTGACTTACATGTTCTGTAAGCGTGTCGAGAAAAAGAGTCAGTACGCAAACATCGAGATGGTGATCGCCGAGTGTCTGTCGATCTCACGCCACACCGCGTCTGAGAACAAAGCACTGTTTCGCACATTGAAACGCGAGATCAAAGCAGGCAACTATCCCCAAGTGGTGGCCTGGTCAAAAATTCTGGTGTCTCAGCTGGCCTCTGCGCTGGCAGAACAACACGAAGACATGGGGGGTGACGATGAGGAAGATTGAACCCAGCGTCAATGATCAATTGAAGTTTGCAAAGTTTGTCAAGGAAATTGATAAGCTTGACCCAGATTCTTTGAAAGAGGTGACTGTCGAATTAGCAAGGTTGGCGTTGCTGATGCAACCTGCCGCTATTCGATGGGCAGCCCACGAAGCCGCCGCGAACCTGGGAGGAATGCATGGATCGTCCGGACACTCTTGATGAGCGCCAAGTCTTAGCTGCACAGGCTCTAGCAGCGGGCTGTTCATGGCGTGATGCCGCTCGCCGTGCGAAATGCACTGTTGAGGCAATTCGTGTCTGGAAGAAGCGCTCAGACTTCTGTGACTGCATCTGGTCTTACCAGCAAGAAATTTTCCAGCAGACGTTCGGCGTTACATCTGAAGCATTGCCGATGTGCGTCACTAAGTTGCGAGAAATCGTCGAAGATGACGGTCCTGATGTAGCCGTTAGCGTTAAGGTTCAAGCAATCAAGATTCTGATTGACTCGGCTCAAAAGCAATACGAGACCAGAACAATCGAGCGACGAATCGAACAGCTAGAGAACTATGCAAAGTCGCAGCCTGTTATCGAAACTCAACCAATTAGAGAAATTACATCTGGAGAGGGTCCAGGCTGAGGAGCTACGCAAGCGCGAAAGCACAGGAGAGAGTTTTGTCGCTGGGTTCCCTGGTGCGGAGCAGTGGGAGAAGTTCGCTGAGCTGACCTGGATCCGCTCTGGGGGCAAGATCAAGCGATTCAAGCCCTTCCAGATCCAGAAGGAGCTGATTCAGTCGATATCGCAGCACCAGTACTCAATCATCCTGAAAAGCCGCCAGGTCGGGGCCAGCGAATCGATCTGTTCTTATCTGCTGTGTCGTGCGCTGACGGAGCCAGGTTTCAGCGCCTGTGTGTTCAGTAAGACCGCTGCTGACTCTGGATCACTAGGTAAACGGATCCGCGCCCAGGCGGCCAGCATCGCCGACTCGGACATCGAGTTCACGACTGAATCAAATAGTGAGCTGTCATTCAGGGGCAGGGGAACGATTCACTTCTTGGCTGCTACCGCACGGGCAGCCCGTGGGATCCCTTCAGTATCGGTTGTAGTTTTGGACGAATGTGCGTTTCTCGGACCTGAGGCGGAGCAGATCTTCACCGCCGTTCAGCCCACGATGGCAACGCTGGGCAATGACCCAGTAACGGGCGGCAAGATGATCCTGTGTTCCACGCCCAATGGACTGGGCAATATGTTCGCCAATCTTTGGTATACAGCCGAGGATTGGAACAAGTTCAAGATCCACTACAGCGATATTCCGATCTACAACAAGGACCCTGAATGGGCAGAGAAAACACGGCTGAAGTCAAAATTATCGAAGCGAAATTGGGCGCAGGAATATGAATTGTCATTTGTAGCTAGTGAAGCCCAGATCTATGACCCCGAGCTTGTGGAACTGGCCTGTAATGGTCAGACCATCGACTACGGACTGGTAGGCAGGGAATACATCATGGCGGTGGACCCCGCCTCA